CGTATGCTATTCTAATCTCGCTTCCTGTGTTGTTCATTTTTCCTGAACTTACTATACCTGATAAAGATGGTTGCCATCTATTAGCGGTAATTATATTTTGGTCTGTAATTTGTTGTAGGTCTATCCAACTTCCCTCTTGGTCGTCTTTTATTATTTGTACGTTAGCGGGTGTTGTGTCACCATTCTTAACTATAAATAATATTTTACCGTTGTTACCCTCACCAACAAATTTCTTTTGTGCTTCCTTAACCATCTTCTGAGCCTCTTCTTCACCCATATCTCCACTAATCTCTACAATAGCAGAAGGTTGAAAGCCATTTAAAAATTTAGTATGATTCCATTTACCTATTTCGTAATCTACCGCAATATGCTCTAATGCAGCAACGTAATCAGGCAACCCATAAAAGTTAAACGTAGGCTCATAATCTTTAAAATGTATTACAAATTTATTATGTGCTACTCTTGGGTATATAGGTAATCTATACATTTTGTCCTCATTGTTCCAATACTTACACCAATCAGGATTTACATAAACTTCTTTTTTTGATTTAGACATTCTAACTGTTGTAGCGTCTAAGTGATAAAGGTTTACACCTCCATCATATTTTACACATTCCATATACGCATTACCAAACGTATAATAGTCATCTGCTAATTTTTTAAATACATCTCTTAATGATTCTTGGTTTGCATTTACATCTTCTATAAACTCTCTTAAAGGTTCATTATCACAAACAAATTTTGCCCCACTTGTAAATACAGTTTTTTGTGCTAAAACACTTCTATGTGTAGAAGATTTTCTTTTAAGCTCTGCTAAGTATTGAGGAAATAAATTATCATTACCAAATGGAACCCACTTAGTAGATATATTATTTAAATTTTTTGGTTCAGTAATATTTGGTGGGATAGCTAAATCAAAAACCCCAAACTCAAATGTATTACTTTTCTTAGTCGTCTTTCTTAACTGACTTATCTTTTTTGTTTGTCTTTTTGATACTGCTTTCTTCATTAGATGATATTTTAGTAATTATAGATGTAAAACCTCTTTTTTCGTAAAGATAAGCTAAAGTTTCCTGTGAAGCCTCGTCCCAAGAAACAGTACCAAAATTTGATATTGAACTTCTTAGCCCTTTGTAATCTTCTTTTATTTTGTAATTTGACATTTTAGTATATATTTTTAAATACGAAGGTAAAGATAATATATTTATTACTTCACAATCACACATATTAAAAAGATATTAGCAGGGAGCTTTTAATAACCCCCTGCCTTATCTATAATTATTAAGATGTAGTCGCTGTTACGTCTCCTGATACAACTGTAATTGCTCCTGAATACTCAAGAGGTAATTCAAATTGTCTTGCAGTTAAAGTAACTGTAACTCCATTATCGTCTGCATAAGCAGCACCACTACCACCCTCAACACTTGTTAAGTTTGCATAAGTTTGATTTCTAGTCCAAGGCGTTGAACCTTGAGCTTGATTAGCATACCTATAACTCCAACCTACAACAAGCATTTTTCCTGAATTTAGCTCTACTAGAGCTACAGGACAAGTGCTTTCCAAATTTGTTAATTCGTGAAATCTTGCACCATCAACATTAGGAATATAAAAAGATAAAGCACACTCATAAGAAGTGCTTCCTCCTTCTTTTGCTCCTGTTATTGTAAGAGAGGCAGTTTCATTCTTAAACTCAAATCTAGCCCAAGGGTTAGTTACTGTTAAGCCTGTTAAGCTATGTGTAGCGTTAAGCGTAGTTGGCGCAACTGTTGCAACATTAGATAAATCTGTTAAAAGAATTTGTCTAATACCACCTACTGCGTTCATATCCGCACAAGCTACTAATAATCCTGAATCTATTGCCATTTTATTCTATTTTTTAAAGTTAATATTATGTTATCTTACTAAACTTCCTCCATTTACTAAAGAATTCCAACCGTATTGGTATCCCATTGTAAAGTTAGAACGGATATACATATTTTCAGAAACTTCGTCATAGAACATTTTTAGCTGTGTATCAGGGTCATTTACATTAGAACCAATAATTAAATTGTCTTTTGCAGAATAAATACAACCTTGAGTTGCTTGTTTATTTGCACCTGTAAATGAAGCGTGATTAAATAATGCAGGAGCATCAGCACCTGTTAAAGCTGCAAAAGCTACGTCCCACTCATACATAGGAACTAACTCTACACCTCTAAAACTTAATCTAGCGTAATTTACACCTGATTGAGCTTCTGAATGTCCAAAATCAACTGCACCATTAACTGCAACTGCTGTTAAAGCACCATAGTAAGCATTGTAAATATTTGGAGTTACAAACATTCTTTTTTCTGAAGCTGGAATTTGTTGTAATTCTGCTGAAGCAGTATCAAAAATTTCAGTTAATAAAGTAATTGCATCACTTCCTGCTATTGCAGCTCCAACAGTTACTAAATTAGTTTCATCTGTAGTTGTTGTAGCAACTGCTCTCATTGTTGTACTACCTGCAATAATTGCATTACCATCTGATAATGATTTCCATAATCCATCTGCCCATCTGTAAGAACAAGTTGCAGCAGTGTTTGCACTACCTACAGTCGTATCTCCTGCCCACATATTTCTTACTACATCTGATTGAATACCGTGTCTAACTCTGTTTAAGATTACATCTGCTAATTGAGTTCCTGTTAAGTCAGGCATATTTAATCCTGATTTGTAAGACTCAACTAAAAATTGGTCTTGAAACTCGTCCCAACATTGTACTTGTTTTACAGAAACATTAGAAACTGTAATTACTTTTTGTTCTATAGAAAATCCTGCAGGGTCACAAGTGTTAGCTGTTCCACAGCCTGTGTTAAGTGCAGTTATTCCTGACAGCTTAGGAGCCATCATAAGATTTTGTTTATATTTTACATTAGGATAGACAGTATAATTACGCATAATATCATCAGAACGAAACATTGGTTCTAATATGATTTTTGACGCATAAGACCCTGCATAAGTCATTCCTACTTGGTGTTGTGCTATATTTGCCATTTTATTTATTTATTTAATTTTAATTTAATATTGTTTTAATTTTGCTGCTATCGCATTGAAGAATAATGTATCTTCATCTTCTTTTTTGTTATTAACTACTACAGGGTCACCATCAGTTGATAGCTCAGTTCCTTTAGCATCTGCTTTACTTAATAAAGCGTTTAGTCTTTCTACTTCCTGAGTAAGAGTTTCTTTTTCTCCTACTAATTCAGCAACAAAACTATCTAGTTCAGTAACTTTAGCTTCAAATCCTGTAAGTTTCTCAGAAACTTCTTTTTCATCAACCATCATCACCTCTACCTCTTTAACATCTTCAGTTTCAGACTCATTACTAGCTTTTACTTTAGTAATAATTTCTTCAACTTTAGCGTTAAACCAATTTTTCAATTCTTCGGTCATTTTTTTACTTTTTAAATTAACACTTAGTTTATTTTGAATTTCCTTGTCTGTTATATTTTTAAACTTAGAAACGTCATATTTAGCCGCTACTTTAATAGCGTCAGAGATAGAGTCAATAAATCCCAAATTAAAAGCCTCATCAGCACTTAACCAAGTTTCCTCGTCCATCATTTCTTGTACCCTGTTATAAGGGAGATTAGTTTTTTTAGTATAGATGTCAGCAATTTCACCGCTTATTTTATCTAATAATGCAGCAGTTTTTCTTATCTCAGTTGCCTCACCCATAGCTCCACCCCAAGCATTGTGTATCATAAATAGTGAGTTTTCAGCCATAACGACTTCATCACCTGCTAATGCAATTACACTACCCATACTTGCAGCTATTCCTTCTATATATACTGTTGTTCTTGCTGTTCTTTTTTTAAGAACATTGTAAATTGCCATACCTTCAAACACATCACCACCTACACAATTAATGTGTAAGCTCATTGGAGTATCTTTGTATGATTTAATTTCTTCAATGAAACTTTGAGCTGTTAAGCCAAAAGTACCTATTTCATCAAAAATGTAAACGTCTGCAGACTTGCTAGACGCTTCTGCTTTAATGTTATACCAATTTTTATTCATAGACGCAAAACTATTTTTTAGTTTTCAAAAAGTTGCGCAGTTTTAGGAAAAAATTTTAGTATGTAATATTTTCAGAAGCAGATTCTTTTTTTCTTTCTTTATAAACTATACTTTGTGCTTGCCTTTCAGAAATATTATATTTAATAGATAAGTCCATAAAAGTATAAGTTCT